TAATCGCCTTCCATTAGTGTGCCAACTGTACCGTCATTATGTAATAAAACAATTCTGCCGTCTGGTAGGACTATGGGGGTTTTATCTGGTTCTTGCCATGAAGAAACCATAAATCCTTTATTCGTAGCCCACGCCGGATTACTGTGAATACTGTTTGTGCCTAAATTATGGCAACCGTGATGTACGCGCATTAAATTAGATGGCGTATCTTTACCGCCACGGGATTTAAGTTTGCGGTGGTGTAGCGCCATTGACTCCTGCTCTAGACCACCACACGCCTCACAATAGTTGCCGGCTCTTGCCGTAACTATTTCAACTACTTTCCTATCAATACCAACCACCCCTTAGATCCTTACCGGCTTTGCGCTTCCAAAATTCCCAAGCGCCGCAAGGCGTGTCATAGCGTTTATAGATGTAACGCAATCCTGCCTTGATTTGAACCTGTGGATCTTTAGGGCGAACGGGATAACCATAATTTACCCAAGTTGAATTGAGAAATTGAGGAATCCCAAATGCTGTGCTTTTTGGATTAGCCGCATGAGATCGCCAGCCGCTCTCTTTGTGCCAGAGCAAATCCAGACACGCAAATTCACGCTTTGGATTGTCCCATTGTTTAGTTACAAGGTGCTTAGCAAATTCTTTTGGAGCCATAGCCCGTATCACTTGTTCTTGTGTTTTAAACGGTGCTTGTGCTTCTGCGCTAGGCACTACAACAAATCCAACCGCAAGCGCGACTACTAAAAGGATTTGTTGAATACTTTTCAGGCTTTAGCCTTTGGCTCCTTTAGTACAACAGCCGCAGGCGTTTGCGCCCCATACCCAACTACCGCATTGTTTACAGCGATTTACCATTTGGTCCATGATTTACCCCTTTCAGGTTATTGTTTGGACTGAATTATTTTACCGTGTATTTGGCGGCTAAAGGGTGATCAAACACCTTTGAATGGGTTTTGCCGTTTGGCTCTAGTAATACAATTTCACGCCACATACGGCATGAACCGTGATCTACAAAGCGGTTGTAAGCATTTACCGCGTCTATGGCGTTCTTGAATTTGCGTGTAAAAGTTACGGATCCATCTTCTACAACTTGTAACATAAATTCATAATCTTCTTTATCAAACATTTTGCTACCTTTCCTCTGAATAATTTATGGTGTGCTTACATTGTGCGCACAAAACATCTTGATCTACATTGCCCCAATCGTCAGTTTGTAGATCTTCTTCCCATACAGCATTACAAGTCTTGCCTTCTAAATCGCAATCCTCACAACGCTCTTTACACACTATTTCCCGTGTAATAGTTTCTGAATAGATCCCTGAACCCATCATTGAAAAACCGGGGGTCATAGCCTTAGCCAAATCTTTTCAAACCACGCCACAATCCAAGCAATGATTTTGTCCCAATCCCAAGTTAGATCCAGTTCTTCATCAAGAATAGAAGTTACGGTTGCTGTATCACTTAGAACTGTCGTTGTTGTAGTTTCCGTTGTAACCGTTGCTGTATCTACTTTGGTTGTAACTGTTGCTGTGTCTGTTTTTGGGGTTTGTATTGGCGTTGGTGCAACTGGCGCAGGTTCCGGTGTAATAACCGTAAAACGCTCAACCGTTACAATTGGTTGAGGTGTGGGCGCTGATGGCTGTGCAACTGGCGCAGGTTGTGTTCTAGAAATAACCCATTCATTAGTTGCCGCCTCATGTTTGACTTCTGTGTTTGGATTGTTGTTGCCAATCCCATAATGAACTCCAACACCTTGAAGCACATAGCGTTCACCGGATCCAAGGGTAAGGCGTGAGTATGTAGATCCTTCTCCACATGTAGCCGCGTCACACATGATTGCTCCGCTTATGGCGTTGCCTTGTGCATCAACTTTCACATAAACATCTGCACTTGCTGTTTGTGCTGATGCCAACGCAATAACTAATCCAATAATTAAGCGCTTCATGGTGTTACCACCAAATCAATCATGGCTTTGCATGATCCATAACCGTAAAAATTACCCGGCATGTTGCCTACAAAACAAACATCTCTAGTTGCATAGGTAAAAAGACTCATTATTAAGCCAACAGTCACCCATAGAACTACCCAACCGCGTGTAGTTAGTTTCATACGCATGTTCTTTCTTCTTGAACTTTGCGTACGGCTAGAACCATAGCGCCCGGAACTGATGCTTCAACTAATTGAAGTATCTGCTCACGCTGTAATGCGTTGATCATTGACTTGCTTTTATTGGCAGGGATCGCAAAATCCTCTTTGTCAATGAACATTTCTACTTTGAACTTCACTTGCTCGCCTCCTGAATTATTTCAACTAAGCGCTGTCTAGCATTTCTAAACCCGCGCACATCTTCTAAATGAATTGAACCTTCGTCTGTGTGTTTACCGATTTGGTAAATTCCACATCTGCCGGCTAGATAGATGATGTAATACTTTCCATCATGCGTTTCACGGTAACCATCTAAATCTGGCTTAGTCATTACAAGTGTTTTAGTCATAATTACACCCCTTTTACTTTATCTTCATAAATGTTTGTTAAACGGAACGCGGCTGGAACTGATTTGATGCACTCTGATCCAACTGGGAACCAACCCATGTCACCGCCATCAATAGCCTTGTCATAATCTTCAGGGTGAATAATTGTTGCGCCACCGCCACTAACCATTACACCACTTGAATTGCCTTGCTTAGAAGTATCGCGACCACAAAAAACACAAGATAAAAAGCCAACTTTGTTTTGATCTGCTTTTATTTGGTACTTTGCACCAAACAATAAATCTGTATCAAATGCGCGGGCTTCTTCTCCTGTGCGGTGGTTCTTGTACATGTATTCCATTTTGTTGCCTCCATGTTTGGGGGGCTTATGCCCCTTGGTTGAGATAAGTATTACGGTTTTTTAGATAAATTACAAGCACCTTTTTTAATTATTTTTTGCCTAAACATCTGCGGCAAAGTAGAGGGTGAAAGTCTGTTTGGTGTGGGCTTACATGGATCGGACCAGCCTTGGTGTCCATGATCGCGTTGTGGCAGGTAGCAACGCCAGTGATCTTGTCCACGGTATGCCACTTGCCACCAGCAGGGGCAGGGTAAAAAATGTATGTACGGTTGCGCATTAGAGTTTAACTCCCAACTCACGGGCATAAGCGCCATAAATTGTGTCCTCATCAAATGAAAATTCTTGAACCATTATTTTAACAACCTCAGATTTGTTAGCAATTCTTTTTCCGTTTTTGCGAGATGCTTTATCCATCTCATTTACGCGCTTTGTACACATTTCTTTTTTAGCGCTGTTAATTAACTCTTGAAGAATTGCAACTGCTTCAACATCTTTAGATGTGAAAACATCAGATGTTATTATTTCTTGCACAAACATTAACTTGTCTATTGGTGTTACTTTTGTTGCCATTTGCCTTGCCTCCATAGTTTCCGCCCCTTTGGGCTATGGCATAAGTATAGGCATAGTTATGGATTTATCTCAACATTTAAGCAAGGTTTTTTGGGAGTTTTGCACCCACTTTTACGCTCACGCCGGGGGTTCCGTACTCCTTAGTAGCGGTGATCCGTGTCACTTGCCCATCATCACGGTATGCAACGGCTGTCAAAGCGTCTAAAACGGCTCTAATAAGTTTATCTAGGTCAGGAGCCACTGACGGCTCTGAACGGGTCACAGTGCGGGGTCTAGCCATTCTAAACACCAGTTCTATTTCAACTGGTTCAATGTGCGGTTTTGCTCCCGCCACTTTTGCAGAAAGCGCAATTGCAGAACGCCATGCCGCGAGCGCTGACCCTTGTGAATGGATCACATGCCCGTTGATGACTTTCATAGATCCTTGTGGGATCGGTTGCCCATCTACATCAAAAATAATCACATAATGATTGTAACTAAATCTGTCACAAGTTCAATGTGAGAATTCCCAACTTCATCAATAACATTTACATCATAAGTACCAATGCGATCTGGTCCATCAATGTATTTAACTGTGCGTACAACATTGTTATCTAAAACAATTTGATCTCCACAATTAAGGTGCATAGGTTGTACTTTTACTAATGTAGCCATTTTCAACTCCTTATAGTTGTAATGATTACAAAAATTGTAACAGTTATCCGTAATAGATGTATAAATTACTTTCTCAATAATGCCCGTAATGTTTCCGGCATAGGAACGGCGCGAGCGCGGGCGGCTTCTTGTTCCTCTAAAAATTCACGGGCTAATCTACGGTCCCGTTCTTCTTTTTCTTTTGACTTGCGTAATTCTTCTGCCTTCTTTTCATCTGCGGTTTTCTCTCGCTCTGGCAATGGAGCATCTAACCAACGGTGTCCATTGAGCCATGTAGCAGGGTGGGCTGTGTAAGCCTCAACGCGGTTAGGATCATGTGCGTACGCACCTGCTCCACTAAGAATTAAACCAAACGGTGTGTGCTTGATTGCTTTTGCAAATGCTATTTCTGCTGATTTTTTTGCTACTTTTCTTGGATAAACATTCCAAAAAATTTCAAACTCACTGTCTGTATCTAAGTTCTTCTTAGATAGTTCTTCTAAAGAACCCTGATTATCCAACCCCGGTTTTTCAGGTTCCGGTTTTTCAGGGCTTGGTTGCACCAAAGTAGGAATTTCAGGGCTTGGCGAGATACTTCCAGACACATCTTGGGGCGTGTCATAAACATAATTATTGGTTTCAAATCTGCCGTTCTCTAGGCGCTTTGTTTCTGTTCTGATGTAGCCACAATCCCGTAATTCTTTTAATGCTGTCAGGATTGCATCTCTGCCTTCTTTGCCTGATCGCGCTAATGAATCACCCGATACCCGCCAGTTGTCAGGGCGTGAAAGGATCTCTAATAAAACCCCACGCGCCCGGTAACTAAGCCGGCTGTCACGAATTACAGCGTTAGACATAATTGAAAAATTACTTTCTAACCGGGGTGATCTGATGATGCTCACATGCACTCCTTTATTTGTTGCAAAGTTATTCCTAATTGGCTCATGTTAAAAATGGCGCGGCTTCTCTGATTAGGGTATTTGCCAAACTCTTTTAGCGCAACTCTTTCAACAGAAGTTAAGCCGCCCCACACACCGTAATCTTCATTCTCAAATGCGTATGTAAGACACGCCTTCCACAATGGGCAGGCGGCACAAATACTGCGCAAAGAATTTATGTATTCATACTGCATTATTGAGCGTTCTTCTTCTACACTATAAAAAAGATCTGTATAAATTTCCGCTTCTGCACAAGCGGCAAGATCCCAATTTACTTCTGAATACTTGGGCAACCCGCCACCCCCGTTTGATCAAAGTATGGGCAATAATCTGCACAAAATTTAACAGTCTTTTCTGGTGCGGGAATTTCCAGATTGTTTGCAACTGTTTGTTTAACATCATCAAGCCATGCGATACCTTCCAAAGCCATGCTTTCATCATAAGGCTCACGCAAAACCGTAATGTCTTTCATTTTGCCATCACGCGGAATACCAACAATGGCTACTTCTTTAACTTCATAACCATTTTTGGCTAGAAGATAACCGTAAACATGTATCTGGTAACGCTTTTGTTTGTCATTTAAGTATCTAATGCCTGACTTTGTAATTGTTTTCCAATCAACTACTAGCCCAAGATCCTTTATGTATAAATCACAATGACCCTTTAAGCCTTCATGTTCAACTGCAATCTCTATAAGAAAGTTGTCACCAAAAGGATCATTGCGGGTTATCGCTTGCTCCATACCGGCATGAATAAAAGTCCCAAGAATGGCGGCAAGTTTTTCTGTTTCATTGATCTTGGGCGCTTGTTTTAAATCGTAATAAGTACGGCGGCGGCAACCCCCAATACTGCTTGGACCAATCTCAACCTGCTGTGATCTATCGCGTTGGCTGTCATAAGCCCCTAGGGACTTAACAACCATGTCTTGTAAATCAATCATTTGCTTCTTGCCTCTCTTGCGCGTTTGATTGCAACTTCTTGCAGTTTTACATGTCTATCAAGATTGGTCATGGCTTCTAATGCTATTGCGGCGGCTTCTTTTTTCTTGAATTTGAACCGTGTAATTAAAGTTTCTTTTAATGTTTCTACACGCGTTTCAAAGTTCATCTTCAGTCCATTGCTTCTGGTATTGCTCAATGTCTTGCACAACATCTTTCATTTGCACAATTACGGCGTTCATGCGAGCCATAGCAGAAAGCACACCCATCTGAAATCCTATGCGGTAAGCGCCATAACCAATAATTACGCCAACAACAAACGCAACCAATCCTGTAATCATGCTAAATCCAAACTGGTACGCACTGATGTACCGATAGAACGGGCAATTTCAACTTGTGTTTTTATGCGGTTTGCATTTGCGCGGGCGGCTTTAACTGACGCTTCAGCAAATCCAATCTGCATGTGTAATTGTTCATTGTCTATTAGTGCAAGATCATCACGCTCTTGAACTGTGTAATTTTTGCCAGTAGCAGAAGTCTTAGTTGCGTAAGTCATTCTGCTCCTAGCCATAGCCAATTCATAATTACTTTTAATACGGTTGTAAGCGGCTTCTGCTTCTACAAGTTCCGTATGACATTCATCAATTTCTTTAGAAAGAGCGTAAAGCCGCGCCTCAATCTGTGCTGGTGTCACTACCTGCGTCATCAGTAGGCTCCTTAACTACTCTCAATCCTTCTGTTTCATGGCGGGCTTGTAATTTAATTAGCCCGGTTGCATCTGCTGTTAGGTTAAATGGATCCGCAACAAGTTGGAATCCTGCGCGGTCTAATGCCTCTCCTAATACTTCAGGGAACACATCAAGTTCTTCTGCTACCGCTCTAATGCCTAGAGAATTCATGTGTACTGCAACCACAAATCCTGCTGATGGCTTGAACTTATTTTCTTTTTTGCTCATAACTCTCCCCCACAATGTTTACATGTATTTGTTTTTCTTTCGCTTGTTTCTCTGCCATTCACAAATGCTGGCAAGACATAGATTGAACAACGGTTCCGGCGCTCTTTTAATCGGGCAACCAAACCTTCTAAATGCAATACAGATAAACAGCCTGATGACTGCCCCGCGTGCCAACCGTAGATTTCACCCAACTCTTTCCAAGTGAGTCCACGGATACCTGCCGCGCCTAGGGAAACCAAAGTTTCTTTTTGACGCTTGCTTGTTGTGCCATCTGCGTCATCTTCAATAACGCGGTCACGGCTTGCCTCTGATCCTTTCCAACCAGAAGTTCCTGCATACGGTGTTACAGGTAATGAAAAATCTAGTTCTTCATTCACTTGAATTTCACCGCTTTCTTATTGATTACATCAAGAAGTGTTACACCATTTACCTTTGCTTCTAAAACATCTGCATTGGTACGGTAGATTTCTTTTAGTTCATCTTTAGTAACTGCGGCTTCTGCTTGTGCAATAGCGGCTGTTGCTAAACCAACTTCTGCATCAGAATAAACGCGTGTTTTAAGTACAGTTTTTTCTACTGGTTCAACGCGTGATGCTTTTTCCATGTCCTGACGGGTAGGGCGTGATGGCTTCTTAGTATTTGGATCAACACCAAGATACCCGGCAAGGCTCAACGCTCTGCCGCTTGCAGATGTAGATGCGTTTTCTAGTGCAGATGTTTTGTTGATGTGTGAACTGCCTACCATTTCTTCAGCAAAATCAACTGCCTTTAATACATCACCGTAAAACACTGATGCTTCAACAATGTATTGAAGCGGGCGTAATGTTTGCGGATCTCTAACAATGTCAATGATCCTTGTAATTATTCTTAGATCATCATGGTCTGCATGAGCGCGTTGTAATCTTTCTGCAACGGTTTCATAAGCATTTAGGTCAAATGCCATAACTTATGCCTTCTTTCTTTTATGAGCCTGCGGCTCTGGTCATGGGCAAAGTTACAGACCAGCACCGACAAATACAAGGACCCAAGCATTACGGCGCGGCGTGAGAAGATAGGGTTCTAGGAGGGCTAAATGACCACAATCATAGGTATTGAAAAGCCTGACGGCTGTTCCTTAGTTGCTGATAGCCGTGTCACTGACCCTGCCGGCAGGATCTTTTCTCATTCTGCTGTAACCAAAATCAATAAGCGCGGTGCATTTTTGATAGCCGGGGCAGGTGAAGTTGTGCCTTGCGACATTGCGCAACACATTTGGAACCCACCAGTTCTTACAGAAAAAGATAAAAAAGATGTTTACCATTTTATGATTGCAAAAGTTATGCCTTCTTTGCGAAAAAGTTTGATAGATAATGGCTACTCTTTTGATGACGCAGGGGAAAACCGGTTTAACTTTATTCTTGCAGTTAATGGAGAATTGTTTGACATAGATCAAGATTTGGCTGTGTGCAAAAATGATGACGGTATTTATGCCGTTGGCTCTGGCGCTGATTTTGCTATTGGTGCTTTACATGCAGGAGCCACACCTATGCAAGCCATGGCGATAGCGGCAAAGGTTTCTGCCTATACCGCCCCGCCATTTGTAGAAAGATCACAAAAGCGTAATTAGTTTGCTTGCAGTTTATGTTGTTTAAATTGTTCTTTGGCGCTTTTAATGGCTTCTGTTTTGTATCCGCGAGATTTAGGAAGATTGCGAAAAAAACTAAAATTACCACAAGTGCAATTAACGCTTACATAAAAAGCGCCAGTGCGACCTGTAATTTTAATTGTGTGTTGCATTAGTTTGCCTCCTGATTTGAACGGTGTGCTTCGATCTCTGCTAATAATTTTGCAAGGCGTGAATTTGGGCTAGGTGTGCTTGCAACCCATTCGTAATTGTGTTCGTGCCATTTGTGCGCTTCAACATCTCTTACAACTGCCGCCTTAATTGCTCCACCAGTTCTTGATTCCCAACCACATGAACATTTAACTTCCCAAGCGTTGTGAATAAAACCTTTGTTGTTACGCATTTTTGAACCATCATGCAAAACAGCAAACCATTGAATTTGAACTTTCTCTGTTGTTGCTACTAACTTCATTTTCTTGCCTCCATGTCTTTGCCCCTTTGGGCTATGGCAGAAGCGTAACACATTTCTGGCAGGTTTTGTGCAACCTTTTATGGCAAGTTTCTAGTCCAGCCACACCTTATAGGCGGCTGTGACCCGCCCCTTTACGGGGTCTATGAAGTGCAGGCGTTGGCTAGGGGTGGCACTAGCCGCCAGCATAACCCCCGCATAGCGGTTATCTGACTCTGTGGAGCCTGTCTGGTACACCGACCCCTGCCCGTTCGCCATAGCCCACTCTGCGTGGGTGTGGTAATGCCCTATGTACACATCACGGAAGTCCCAAGGGTAGGAACCGGATCGCCATTTGTTTGCGTGTTGAACTATCGCGCCGGGAGAAGCAAAGCCATTGCGCCCGACTTCATCACCATGAATTAAGAGCGCTTTGTAGTTTCCAATTTCTATGCGCTGAATGTCCTCCGGGCAGTCCTGCCATGTTAGGCGTTTTTCTCCTGCCAGTAATTGTTTTGCCAATTCATAACACATGCGGTCAAAGTTATCTGACCGTGGCACATTGTCGCGTTTAGATCCTATGCGCCCATGGTTTCCCCATTCAGGGACAACCGTAACTTTTTCATAATTGGCGAGCGCAAACCGCACCACATCTACACAAAGCCGGGACACATTTACATACTGTTCAAACAAGGTGCTATCAATTTCAAATGCTTGTGATGGAAAATTAAACAATCCTTCAACCATGTCACCGCCAAAAGCAATTGTTACTTCTTTAACCGGGTGATCTGCGCGTTGGATCTCTGTAATGCGTACAGCCTTTTCAGTAAATTCTAAAACGCGTTTGCGCATGATCTCACTGTTGTAAGTAACTGTGCGCTTTGCTCCTTGCCAATCTGTCATGTGCCATAAAGCAACTTCACTTTTGGCTTTGCGTTTATCAATAACAACATCTGGCACTTGTGGAATTTTGCCTAAAGTAAGCATGGCATCATAGGCGGCTTGCTTAGTAGCAAACACAAGATCCTCATTGCGCTCTTTGCTTTGTTTTAATTGTTTCTGCAAACGCATCATTGCAGACCGTAATTCTTTTACATCTTCTGTTTCTATACCTTCAGGCATTTCTTCTAAGCGTTTTTCAAGACTCATTGGCTATCTCCATACCGTGTTTTGTGTAGCCCTGTTTATCCAACCAATTATCATCATGTAATGGATTAGACATGCACCTAACAGATTTACCAGCGTCATACATCAGCGCCACAACATGCGGCGGTATGTCCTCAATCTGAAGTAAAGCCCCCCACATGCGCCCAATCATGGTGAAGTTAGTTACTGCATCACCGTGAGTTTCTTGCCTTTCAGCAAGAATGTCATTCACTCTTTTGGACACCGACAAGTCCCACTTCTATGCGCTCGCACCGCATCACTGCTTGTTTTATGTCCTTCTGATCTAATAGCCGCTACTACAACGCTTACCGGGTAATTTTTTTCCCACGCGTTATCTAAAGCCTTCTGATCTTCTTTGCTTAGATTGTTGTAAAAAACAGTGTAGGCACAATAGGTTGGTGACTTACTACGCTTCTTAATAAGGTTTTCAATTTGATCTGCTAATGCCATGTTTTGCCTCCTTGTAGGAAAGGATAGCGGTAAAAAGTGTAAAGAGGCAGTTTAGACACATGCCTAGGTGTGTTTTCCCATGGAGGCGGGAAACTTATTTAGCCGCTTTTTTAGCCGCCTTTTTTGCGATTGATTTTTTAGCAGACTTCTTAGCCAATTTCTTAATCTCTACATCTACCGCATCAGCAATGAAACCAAATGACGGATCATTACGATTGATTGCGCGGATTGCAGGTCCGGCAGTAGCCGCTAATGCGGCAATAGCGATTGCCTTTAGGTCTGATTCTCCTGCGCTGTAAACAGCAATAGCCGCTACAACAAATGAGCGGGCGTATGACTCTAAGGCTAACTTAAAACTTTTGTTCATTTTGACTCCTTAAATTTTGGCTTACCAAAGCCTACTATGGCTACGGCTTTAGACGGAAGCACTTTGCTACCGTTCTTCTTTTTATAGGCGCGGACCTTATTGCAAACTTGTCCACCGTTTCTTTGATCCCCTTTTCTATCAGAACTGGTGTTTCCTTCTACACAAGTTACGGTCCCATTGCCATTGTCTTTTACAACAATACCTACATGGCTAATACGGTCCACCCCGTCACCCGGAAAATCAAAAAAGACAACATCTCCCGGCTGTGGTGTTGCTGTTTCAGCATCTTGCCATCTGCCGTTCTTTTGAAAAGCAGTAGCACCAGCAACAGTTGAAACGCAGTTAGGGATTTTTAGCCCTACTTCATTGGCGCACCACATAACAAATGATCCGCACCAAGGTAGGAAATTAGCCTTTGTAAACTTGCCGTATTTTGTTTCATTGTCTTTAGGACCCTCAACAGTGCCTACTTCTTTAAGCGCAACTGCAATAAATTCATTGGCTTGGCTCATCAGTTTCACCTTCCTTTAATTTAGGTTTAGATTTTAGCCCGTTTGCACTTAGTATTCCAGCCAAAGTTCCAGTAAGAAACACACATAGGGTGCTTACAAGATCAATAAACGCCGCATCATTAGGGGCTTGTGCCATTGGTTGTGTAATAAATAGCAACGCATAGAGTAGTGAGAATACGGATCCAGCAAAAACAATTGCAAGAATAACCCCAATGGTCACAATCAAACGCGCATGTAATTCTTCTGGTGTAAATCTGCGTCTAGCCATTTGTTGTATCTACTTCCGGTAAAAGGTCTTTTGTACATTGCCCAATTGCTTCACATTGAGGCGGCTGACACTCTGCTTTTTGCCAGTTTTCAAACTCTTGACATGGATAGCGCACCCACCCTTGATAGCCACAACCTGTAAGACTAAGCGCGATTAACAAGCAGGCGATAAATTTCATCAACCCTGTCCTCTAATCTTTTAATTGTTTCGCCTTGCCTATTTTGTTCATCTCGCAAACTGCTTCCGCCGTTAGGTTTTAATTCTGAAAGATAGTGTTTAACAAGAAAACGCACTGCAATTGCTAAAGATCCCAAAAGGGTGCTTACGGCAACGCAAATTCCAAGCCATTCATTAGGTGTCATGGAATAAATGTTATCAATTATGGAATAAAATAAGTGCCAGAAATGTAGAAGAAATCTGCCGTTGCTAGAGTAAGCGGTGAATTATGGTCAAATGGATCATCTTGAACATGGCTACCCTGTGACCTTGAATAAAGTAATTCAATACTTGTAGAGCCAGCATTAGAGTCACCAAGTATTGAATAATGAAGATTTGCTGATGTGTCATGTAATCCACCGTTACGGAAAACAAAATTATTAAATGGGGCAAATGGAAGCGTTAAAAAGTATTGTCCTGTGCCAAAGTTTGTAACTGTTGTGCAATTTACTTTAATGTAAAATGTAATCATTTTTCCAACGCGAGAGTATTGCCCCACGGCAGGAGTTCCTGTAAAAGCCAAACCTGTTCCTGACCAAACAGGAGCGTAAGAAATTACTGGTACACCTAAATTATCATCTCCAAAAACAACCCATTCTGTGCCGTTCCAATACTCCATGTAATCTTGCGTGTTGTTGTAAATAATGTCACCTATACGCGGGTAAGCAGGTTCAGTTGTTACATCTGGCGCAGTAAAACGAACCGCAGTTTCTAATTTACGCAGGCGGTCATAAAGATCTTGAAACATCATAAACAAATCTGGTGGTTGATTGATGTAAGCCATTACGCCTCACCTGCTCCCTGTGTAAGCGTCAATGTGGCGCGCTCTGGTCCATCTTCACCCGGTTGAACTGACACACCCACAATGCGGTAAATAGCATCAAGCCCGTTAGGAAAACGGTTATCTACAATCATAATTCTTGCGTCATCACCAATGTTGTATGAACCAAATTCAGGATCTACATAAGGCGGCACAACAATTTTTAGCGTTGTTGGTGGGTAAGCAGTAGCAATAACTCTTGCAAGCGCTAATTCATCAAGAACTGTTTGATCTGTAATGTCTGAATAGTTAGCCTGATCTTCAAGAAGCGCCCAACCTTGCCCTAGAAAATCTAGGTTTTGCGCGTTAGAAGTTAATTTGCCTTCATTAGATCCAGCACCTAAAGCGTAGATTGAGTTAGCCGCTAATGATCCATCTTCAGGGTATTCATACTCAACAATGTTTCCTGCCGGAAATGTAAACACCAGCGCATCAGGATCATTAACATCATAAGCCACACCACTGCGCGGAAAGTATGTGTTAAATGATTTACTTGGTAGCCCTGTCACAATGTCATAATCAACATCAATGTCAAAATCAAACCCATCATCTTGACGGCTAAGATCTTGAATAGCGTTAAACACACCTTTTAATTCATAGTAATAGTAAACGCGGTCAATCAATACGCCTGAAGATGTTTGCCCTGCTTGATTGTAAAGAACTCCAATGTCACCATAGGTAGCATCTTGCGCGTTCTCAATGAGAGTTTTAGCAATTACAAGTTGATCAGTATTTGTAAATGCAACAGTTTCCGTAATTCTTCTGCGCTCAAAATAAGATACCCATTCACGCGCTTGGAAAGTAAGAGTTTGTTCTGTGCTGTTGTAGGTACGCCCCCAAATAACTCCGCCCCATACAAGTACGCCGTTGCGATCTACATAAAGACCACAAGCGCCGGGAATAGTTGAGTTATCAACATTAAAAGCGGCGGCGTTAATACCTGAAAGCAAAAGATGACCAGAGAAAGTTCCAGCCTGATTTAACTGTTGGGTAAAAGCAACACCCGTAAGCGGCAACTCTGCAATGACCGTATTAGAAAGAAGATCAACAAAAAGATACCTGTATGTTGTTACAGCCACGGTATCCCCTATTCAGTAGGAATTAACTCCCAAGAAGTATCTTCTTCATTCCAAGTGTAAAGGTTTCCATCTTCAGGATAAGCAACTGGCGCTTCCCATAGATAAGAAGTTTCATCTAATGTCCATGAAGGATACGGTTGTGGAGCCGCAAAACCTGTGCCATCAAATGTATAACCAATACCAGCGTAATTTTTATGTAGCGGTGTTCCGCCTAGCGTATGAACGCCGCCTTTTGTGTTGTATGAAGTTTGCACCCATGTGCCACCAAGATTGGCTTTGCACCATTCAGCAGAGTCAGCAACAATTACGCGCTCTACAACTCCATCAACTACTTCTGCAAAATGAGCCATGATTATTCCTTTTCTTCTCCGTAAAGAACTGCGGCGTTAAGTAATTTTACATCACGCTTAGTAACTATTCCGCCTTTTTCATCTAGTTGTGATTTGGCTTCCGCTTCAGTATCAGCAACTATGTGAACAAGCATTACAACTTCATAACTAAAAAGTTGTGTTTTCTTTTCTGTCTTAATCGGTATTACATTTTCTTCAGTCATTTGCCTTCTCCTTATACCGGGTAACGAACTATAACAATACCTGAACCGCCTGCTCGTGCGCTACTATTGCCAGTTCCATCTTGCGCACCACCGCCGCCACCTGTGTTTGCAGTTCCAGCAACAGGAGCAACAGTTGGAGTTCCACCATTTCCACCGCCACCTTTTTGTGCAGTAGTTGATGTTCCACCACCTAGCCCTGCTACTCTATCTGATCCAGCAGAGTTAGTTCCTCCACCGCCTCCACCTGCATAATAAACTGATGAACCTGTTATTGAATTTGCAGTTGCAATACCACCATTACCACCAAACTGAGTTGTAGCACCTGTTTCACCATCACCACTTGAACCACCACCACCGCCTGAACCTGATGAACCAGTTGTTCCTGCACCAGCGTAACCTTCTACTGGTGAATACGAACCTGCGTTACCTGCACCACCTGAACTGCTTGAATTAGAACGAGAACCACCACCTGAACCACCGCTTTGACCAGCATTAGTGCCGGGATTACTACCACCACCGCCACCGCCTGAAGAATTTGTAGAGCCAAAAGTTGAGGTTCCACCCGCACCACCTCTATTTCCGCTACTTCCACCTACACCACCTGCTCCAATAGTGACTGTGTAATTTGTAGAAGCAGTTAAAGATTGAGAAGTTAAATAACGATAGCCACCAGCACCGCCACCGCCTCCTGCTTCGTGACCACCGCCACCACCACCAGCAACTACTAAATAATCAGCAGTTAAGTTTTCAGTTGGAGTAAATGTTCCTGAACTTGTAAATGTATGAACCCAATGAGTTCCAGTATTAGTAACTGTTCCACCAAATGCTTTAGCAGGCGTGTAGCGAACAACTACAATTCCAGAACCGCCATTACCGCCATTGTTTGCACCATCTGTTCCACCACCGCCACCACCGCCGCTGTTGGCAGTTCCAGCAGTTCCAGAACTTCCAAATGTTCCGCCGCCGCCGCCGCCGCCGTTGCCGCCTGTTCCGGGATCAACGCCACCACCGCCACCACCACCACCGCCAGCATAAAATGTTGCTGTTCCAGAAATGTCAAAAGCAAGACCTACGCCACCATTTCCAGCCTGTCCAGAATTATTTTGTACTGCATTTTGACCAACAGCACCAGCACCGCCCCCGCCGCCGCCTTTGTATTGCGCTCCAGTTCCACGCCAACCTAAACCACCATTAGAACCAAAACCAGTTAAACCGCCAGAATTGCCTTGATTTGCTGAACCTCCCGCACCAGATGAACCAGAAGATGCCCCCATGGCTCCGCCACCACCAGAACCACCATTTGCACCTGTAATGTTTCCAGACCAACCACCGCCACCGCCACCGCCGTTAGCAGTGCTAGTACCAAAAACAGAATTAACTCCATTTGTTCCTTTTGTTGAACTAGAAGTTGCACCAGCGCCTCCGCCACCAACTTCAACTGTGTATGCAGTTGGAGTTAATGATAAAACTCCATTTAATAAACCGCCACCGCCACCACCGCCGCCGTATTCTTCACCACCACCAGCACCACCAGCAACAACAAGCACCTCTGCACTAAAACTTGATGACGGTGTAAATGTGCCTGATGAAGTAAATGTGTGAATAAAAGAATAATTAGCAAATGTGATTGTTCCACCTGTTGCTTGTGGCATACCTGTGTAGAAATCACCTGAAGAATTAAATGTGTGGATTGTGTTTCCACCTGAAGTAGTTACTGTTCCGCCAAATGCTTTTTGTGTAGTGCCTGAGTAACGGGCTATAACAATTCCTGATCCACCTGCGCTAGAAGTACTAGCATAAGCACCACCACCACCACCACCAGTATTTGTTCCTCCAGCAGTTCCAGTTTGCGTTCCAGCATCACCACCTGCGCCTCCACCACCTGCGCCACCTGCGCCACCTGAACCAGTATTTGTTGCTCCGCCAGCACCGCCAGCATAAGTAATTGATGAACCAGTTATAGAGTTAGCCGTTCCTGCGCCACCTGCTCCGCCACCGCTTCCACTTCCAGCAAAACCATCTTGACTTGCACCACCGCCACCACCTGCGCCAAAACCGCTTGAAGTATTACTTCCGTTACCACCAGCAAAACCTTCTACTGGAGTAAAGCCACCTTGATTACCTGCTCCGCCAGCACCAGATAAACCATTTCCTGAACCACCGCCACCACCTGAACCACCTGTTGCACCAACATCACCGCCAGTATCGTTTCCTCTACCACCACCACCTCCACCAGTTGATGTGATACTGCTAAACACTGAATTATTGCCTTTTAAACCTTGACCTTCAGTTGTTCTACCAGCACCGCCAGCACCAACAGTTATTGGATAAAGAGTATTTAAAGATAAAGTTAAAGGAGTACCACTGATAGATGTGCGATAACCACCAGCACCTCCACCACCACCACGCCCTTTAGAGCCGCCGCCACCACCGCCAGCAACAACAAGGTAATCAACAATTAAATTTTGTTGAATAAATTTACTAGACGCAATAATTCCAAGAATAGGCATTAAGAAACATCTCCAAACACATACCAAAGATCAGTTCCGGCTTTAAGACAAGTTGCCGCGCTGTAACGCGCTCTAAGTTTTGGAGCCGCCGCAGTTCCACCAGTTGATAAAATACTTGTTGTGCCGCTTGTTACGGCTTGAATAGTTGTTTGTCCTGTACCAATTTGAAGCACATTTATTTGTGTACCAATTGGAAACGCAACTGAAGCATTTGTAGGAATAGAAAAAGTATTTGCAGAAGAATTATCCATGGTTACTACTTGCCCATTGTTGGCAAGAACAGCCGTAAAAGAAGCGGTTTCTGCGTCAAACGCAAGATTTATTTTAGGATCTGTCAGCGTTTTATTAGTTAAAGTTTGTGTGCCTGTAAGAGTTGCAACGGTAGAATCAATTGCAATAGTTCCGGTTGTAGTTATTGTTCCACCAGAAAGACCAGTACCAGCAGTAATGCTTGTGACTGTTCCGGCTCCTGTGTACCCCAAAGAGTTCCAAACAGTTGATCCGTTGCCAATTTTTACTTTGCCTGTATCGCTTTCAAAACCCCATTCACCTGAAGCAAGTGTTGGGTTGGCAGAAGTCCATTGGGAGGCTGTGCCACGGCGTACTTGAATTTGTGTAACTACACTCATGGTGTGCCTCCATTAAATGTTTGTGTTGCGGTGTCACTTGGAAAACCGCCTTGGTATGGAGCAATGCTATCAAATACACCAGCATCTAGTTCTGTAATGGCTGATGCGCTAACAGCAACCCAAGCAGTTCCATCATAAGCCATAAGTCCAGTATTAGTGTTGTAATACAAATCCCCTGTGCGCAGTGTTGGTGTAGAAATGTCCGTTGCACTGGCAGGAGTATTTGTAGGTGTTAAGGCTAAACGACTCATGCAATGTCACCCGCAATTAACCAACTATCTTGTGCCACACAAATAGCGGTGGCTGATGAATACTGTGCGCGTAATTTAGGCGCTGTTGCAGATGCTCCTGTTGAAACAATAGTTACACCCGCTCCTTGTGCAAAAGTTACTTGCCCTGCACCGTATTGAACAAAGTTGAGTTGAGCGCCAACAGGATAAGCCACACTAGAAAACGGTGGAATTGTTGTTGTAATTGCGCTTGCATTTGTTTGCGTAATTAACTTGCCATTGTCTGCAAGAACTGTGGTGTAACTTGTTCCAGTTTGCGCGTTAATACCAACATTGATTAAAGGTGAAGTTAATGTTGGTGTTGTTAATGTTTTATTAGTTAATGTCTGTGCAGTTGTAAGATCGGCTGTGACTGATGTGTTAATTGAAAGAGTTACAGATCCACTTGATCCGCCACCGCTTAAACCTGTACCTGCTACAACGGCAGAAATGTCACCGCTTTCAGGAATGTTTGTTGTAACCAAAACGCGTGTGTCTGTAATGTTTGCGTTTGTAATTGAAGTTGCGCCCGCTCCTACTGCTATGGTTGCAAGAGAAATTGAGTTAGCAGGCAACGCTGGTGCAACAGGAGATCCAGCAGGAGTTCCTGCAACAACTTGAAGAATTACATCATTAAGTGATCCAGTGTAGTAAGCATCTTGAACAGTCATGCACACGCGATCAATGCGCGGATTTGTTGGATTTGCTGTTGTTACTGTAAGAACTGTTGATGCGTCATTGTAACCAACATAAGTACCCATGTTTGCTTGGGTAGTTCCAACAATTGCCGCCCAACCAGATGCAACAACAATAGACATACCGGGTGGCGTATTTTGTGCAACCACTAAAGAAGTGTCTTTGATGATACCGGTGGTAGCCCAAAGAGCCTGTGTGGTTAAACGATCATTTTCCGCAGGGTGGGAACCGTTTTGTAACCAACTAGGGGGTGTTCTTACTGTCATTTATTCTCCTAAATGTACGCTGATTGCCATGTAACGGTTGCACCTGTGACACCGACAAGGGTACTACCTGCGTTACCTGTCAGGTAGAAAAGATTAGTGCCGGGTTGAGCAGAAAACCATTCACCTGATGTAAGAAGATTGCGGGCTGGTTGTCCATTCAATGTAATAAGTTTATTGTATAGATCTACAACAAGGTAGTCAGTGTTGGTTAATGAGCAGTTAAAATCCAAAGCAAAACCTTCAGTTTGATTTCCTAAAATTGGATTATCAATTGGTCCGTTTAGCGTAATTGTTGGATAGGTTGAAGTCCACCCGTTGTTTTCAATGTTAGTTGTAATTAAAACAGAACCGCCACCGTAAACAAGATTGTAAATGCGGTTGTATGTTCTACCACCCGGCGGTGTGTAATTTAGCGTTGCGGTCTGAAGGTTTGAGTCATAATAACGGGGATCAGGGCAGAAAAAGATTACCTGCGCCGTAATGTATCCGTAAGTGTAGTTAGGATCTACTGATGCTTGTAAACCGCGTACACGGCTGTTTATGACCTGTTCCCCTGCGGCGTTAGACAAGATGAAGTAAAGCGGAGTTGTACCGCTCTGTTGTGGCAGTAAAGCCCTCTGAAGGGTATTGAAATTGGCTTGGGCAGTTGCTCCTGTTGATCCAAGAATTTGAATAACCATAGAGATTTCTCTACCGCCTAAAAAGTCACGCCCTGAAAACATGCCATCTGCGTAACCACGGTTGTCATCTTGATTACGGATTTCTGGCAAAGCCTCTAAGCCATCAACACTTAGGATCTGGTAAGGCGAGCCTGTACCACCAAAAACCTGATTGTTAAATGAAAAGGAATAATTAGCAATTACTTGTGTCATGGTGTCACCTAAATGCCGGATTTCCGGAGCCGTAAGTAAAGTTAGATGTTGGTTTAGATTTACTTGCCGCTTCTATACCTGCAATTGTTCTAGTGTTTACAGTTACAGGAGCGCTAAATTTAGCCGCATTAGTTACGGCATTAGCAATTGAACTAGGGCTGGCATTTGTTTGTGCGTTTACAGTTGTGTTAATTACGGTAGATGATCCAGTATTAAACGGAGTTGTAATCTTTCCACCGGTACTGTAAGTAGGAGAAGAATAAACAGGGGCATTTTGCATAGCCGCCATAGCCGCTTGTTGCGCTCCAAGAGCCGCCATAGCCGCGGCAACTTCCGCTAACTTAGATCTTAAATCAGCAAGTTTCTTTTCAGTAGCCTTTTGAATTTCATCAATAGCCTTTTGGTATGCAATCTGCGCTTCAATTAAAGCCTTGTTAAGATCTTTTTGTGCATCAGCCAATGCTTCAGTTAAGCGTTTTTTAGCGTTTGCAATTTGCTCATTCATTTGGGCAACTGACTCTGCGGCTCTTTCATCACGCTCAATTTTTGCTTGATCCATGGCTTCTTGGTAAACCTTGTTAGCCTCTGCCAAACTTGTTTTTAATTCACTATCTACTTCAGCCAAAGAAGCCTTTAAATCAACGGCTACTTGGGAATACGCTTCACGCAATTCATCAGTGGCTAATTTGCCACCAGCGTTCATACTCTTAGCAAGTTCATTTAGTCCATTATCAGAAATGTTTTCTACTTGACCATACAAAGTTTGTAATTCTTTGGTTGCTTCAGGGGAGGCGGCTTTGAGCGCGGCGGCAATTTTGTTACCGGCTTCTGGTCCATTCTTAACAACTTCTTCAATAAAAGTTTGGCTGTATCCCATGCCCGCAAGAGCGGCGGCATTAGCCTGAAGATCTTTAGCGGCTTGTAATTTAGCCTTTAAATCAATAAGTAATTTATCAGCAGATGGACCTGCGGCAAATGACTCTGCAAGATTAAACCCGGTCTTAGATGCAAACGCGGAGCGTAGGCGGTCTATTGATTGTTTAACTATGGAGGCTTCTTTTTCTAAAGCCTTAACACGCAAGTCAGCAGATTTCTCTGTTGCTCTAGCGTTTATTTCTGCAATTTTTTCTTGTAAATCTTTTGCTAGTTCAGCAGTTTTTTTGTTGTAATCTTTTGTAATGTCTATTAAACGCTTTGCGTTGTCTGTTTTAGCATCTGCTTCTGCTTCTGCATAAGCCTTGTTAGCATCTGCAACACGCTCTTGATAACGCTCATTTGCTTCAGCAATTTTTTCATCACGGTCAGCCGCCGCTTCTAGCATTTTTTCATTTGCTTCAGCCATTACTTCATTCATGTCTTTGTAAATGCCTTCAACATCTTTTTGGTATGCCTTGATTTTGTCTAAAGTTTTTTGATCTACTGGACCAGCCTTAGTTGTGCCGGTTGTGCCAGCCGCGCCACCTTTAGTTGCTTTGTTTACTTTATCGGTGGATTTAGTTGCGGCTTTAGCCACATTATCTAAACCAGCCGCAAGTTCTTTAGCCTTCTTAGCCGCGCTATCAGCAAAACCAGAGATGCCATCAAGCCCTTTGTTCATTATGTCTAAACCTGCTTTAGCGTATTTTCCTACGCCCGGTAATTTAGAAAGAACTAAAAGCAATACGCGTAAAGGTCCTGTACTTATTTTTAAAATAACTTCAATGACTTTGCCTACCATTGGAATAATTGAAGCAAAAGCATTAAGAGCAACTTTAGCCATGGTGATTACAGCGTTACGGAATGTTTCATTACTCTTGAATAGTTTAACCATTCCCGCAACAAGTAATGCAACTGCTGTAATAATTAAACCTATTGGATTTAATTTTTGTACTGCGTTTAAAATCTTTTGTTGTATGATCGCGGCTTTTAAGTAAACAGTATAAGCGGCGTAAGCGGTTCCAAGCACACCAATAGTGATTGCAAATGCTTTAACTTCATCTTGATTATTCTTAAAGAAGTTACCTATGGCGGTAAGTACAGGAACAAGTAAATTTAAAATTCCTAACAAGCCTCTAAAAGCAGGCATCAAAGCATCACCTACTGCAACTTTGGCATCTTGAAATCTAGCCTGCAAAGTTTTCATAGTGTTGGCTGTGCCATCTGCGGTACGGGCGTAATCACCTTGCGCTAGTTTTGTGTCTTTCAAGATCAAAGAATAAGAAGCCTGTGCTTTGATTGCAGGTGTTAGCGCTCCGGTTGTGGATTTAATTAAACCCATTGCCATTGCTTCTGTTTTTAAGCGTACTTCAGATAGGGCTACACCAAACTTTTTTAGCGGTTCTGTTTCTCCTGATAGACCAGAACGCAATGCAAGAATGGCATCATCAACACTTGTGTTGTTGAAAGAAGCCATGTCAGCCGCCAGTTGCACAAGGCTTGTGGACATTTTCTGTGACTCACCTTGCCCCAAACCAAAGGCTTGAAATAAGTTACCGTAAGTACCAGTTGCCTCTAATGCGGCTTGGTTAGAAATACCTAAATTATCTGCGGCGCTCTTACCAAATTTTTCTACTTCTGCCGCGCCTTCACCAAAAACAACTCTAACCTTAGACAAACTTTCTGCCATGTTGCTAGATGCCATAACAGCATCTTTACCAAAACTAACAATTTGTGCGGCTCCAAAAGCAACACCGATAGTTGCCGCCATTGATTTCATTTGGCTAGTAAATTGACCCATGCCTTTACCGGCTACTTTTACTTGATCATCTACGCCTTTAATAGCCTTTTCTGCTTGGGCTAATCCTGATTTAAGTTGGCTTACATCTGCTTGGAGTTGAACTAAAATTGGTGGGATTGCTGATGCCATCTTTATCCCCTCAACTTCATAGTAAACGCTCCAATGAATGTGCGTGACAATGTGCCGTTATCTTTAAGGCTCTGCGCGGCAGGTCCAAGATAAGGGTATTTTACCCCTGACTTCCATCTAGGGGAGCCTAATTCCACGGCTCTTGCGTAAGACATTGTTGCACTTACTTCTGCAATGTAAGTACCAAATCCATAACGGGCAGATGTTGTAATAGATCTACGCAAATTACCAGTGACAACATTGGGACCGGGACCACCACTGCGGGGCTGACCCTTAGCATGTGTACCGGTGTTAGCGTTTTGTTTAGCCTTTCGCTCTACCGCTAAACCTGTAATAGTTATTGCGTATTGCGCGGCTCTTTCTAATTGATCTTCAGTGGCTTCAAAACCGGCAAGCACTTCTGCAAGGTTAGTAA